GCCTTTAGTTCCCGGTCTTCTCATCTTTTCACCTGAACCTGCAGCGATTCTTTTTTTCTTTTGCTGGATATTATACCAAAGACCTTTCTTTGCCATTTTTCCAGATTTTGTTTTATGGTATTTACTAGTCATTATTTTTTTCCGAATTTTTTAACTTCCGGTCTTACTGCTCCAAATCCAGTTAGTTGAGCATGATTAGTAACTCCACCATCCATCATCTTTGCTCTGCCACCTTCTTTGTAGCCCATAATTTTTTCAGCTACATCAGGTCTTTTCTCTGCTAAAGCATTCATACCTTTTGAAGGGTATTTTCCTTTTTTATTTTTTTCCATAATTAGCTCGCTGTGTTTTTTACTTTTTTAGATTTTGAAAAAGCAATATTTTTCTTTTCCTGAGGAGATACATTGCCTTTTACAGCTTCTGTTCCTTTTTCAGGTTTGCCTTTTATGAATCCAAAACCAGGCACTTGTTTATTAAATCTTTTATTTGCCATTATTTTTTCCTCCGTTAGTTTTGATAATGTCCGTTGCTTTGATTCCGTATATCGCTGCAACGACTGAAATCCAAAGACCGGTTATCCACCAAGGCATAGCAGATAATTTCTCAAAATACAAGTCAAGTTTGGCTTCAATCTCTTTGTCTTCAGCAAAAACTGCGTACGCTAAGACCGCCAATGGACTTGACAAGACTAAAAGTACAAATTCGTCCTTCCAGTCGCCTTTTTGATTTTGAGAAATCTGTCCACTGTACTCAATTTCTCCGCGTTTCATCTTTTCAGCATGAACAATTCGTGCTTCAGACATAATTATTTCAGATTTTTTCTTATTTTTGTAAATTTCAGCACCAGTTTTAAGTGCAGTGCCTATTATTGACCATGGAAACATGATTAATTCCTTTGATTTCTTAATTTAGCAGCTAAAATTGTTTTTTCAATCGAAGTATCAGCTCTTAATTGTGCTAAATCTTCATTTTGTTGTAATTTTTCATCAGTTTGCATCTGATTCATCATTGCTTTCATCTTATTTAGGTTAATTTGCTCGTCATCAACCTTTTTCTTACGTGCATTTTCTTGTGCTCGAATGTCTAACTCTCTTGCTCGTAGTTTTGCAATAGGATCATTGTCAAATTGTGACGTAATTTCTTTTTCTTCCTTCATAAATTCTTCCATCATCTCTGCAATTAACACAGCTTTTCTAGCTTCAATCTTTTCTGACAACATTCTAGCTTGAATTTGCATTTGTTGAGCCATTTGTGGGTTCTGTTGCATCATCATTTGCATTTGTTGAAGCTGTTGTATTTCATTTTTAAATTCTATTTCAACTTGTTCTTGAGCCATTAATGAAATGTGTTCAAAAATATTTTTTTCTAAACTTGCCATAACAATTGGATTGTTTCTTGCCATGTTTGTTGCCATAAAATTTAAATGTGCCGTCATGTGTGCTCTATGATCTTGACCAGGAAAAGCTTGGTACGGTTTCCCTGCTAAAGCATCGATGTGTTCTAAAGCAGGGTCCTTTGGTTGTGGTGGTTGTGGTCTAATTAAAACAGTGTCAACATCTTTGACACCAATCGCTTCATACATGTTTCTGTATGCTTGATACAAATTATGCATTTGGGGATTTGACATTGCCAGTTGCAGTTCTGTTTGCGCTAAAGAAATACGCTGTGTCTGTGAGAAAATGTTAGGGTCAGCAACTGGCAGTATATCCACTCTATCATCAAAGTCTGATTGTTTAATCATTTTTTGACCCCCAACTACATCGTATGGATATTCTGCAGGTAAGTATAATCTAAATACTCTTGATAAAATTCTAAATTCATTTTTTAATGCTGCGTAAATTCTTTTATGAATAGCAGACATTGTTCTACTACCTCTTTCAAGCAATGCTACAGTCGTGCCCACAGCTGCTTGTTGATTCCCATCCCCTACTTGCAGGTCCGCTATGGAAGCGAATCTTTGTCCTGCATTTACCACGACTCCCATAAGTTGTAATAAGGTTTGAGAAGGCTCTTTAAATGGAAGAGTCATAAAAGCATCTCTTATGTTTCCTCCTGGAGCATCTACATCTCTGAATTCACCAGGTTGTATTGCTTGTGCATCATCTCGAATTCTGATTCCTCTTTGTTTGAAACCAGCCGGTAAGTTAGATAATGTTCCGGCATCTAATAATTGTCTTAATGCTGAAGTTGCAGTTCTTGATAATCCACCAATCATGTGGATTAAACCAAAACCATAGAAACCTAAACCAGGTAAAAATTTGAAATGTACAAAGTATTGTATCTTAGATTTTTTTGGATCGTTTTGTTCGTAGTTTCTTCTAATAGATAATATCTCTCTAGAATTTTCTTCGATGGTTACAATGTAAGGTAGTTTAATTCCTGTTGGTTCACCATCAGCACCAATATCTTCAAATCCTTCTAAGTCTAAATTAACATGACATTCTAACAAAGTAAAAACATCATCATCTCTTCCAGTTTTAACTGTGCCTTCTAATTCTAATTCTTTTTTCTCAACTTCAGTTAAGTTATCATGACCCGCTTTTAATTCTACATCTCTGTAAAAACCTGCGACTTGTTGTTTTCTTAATTCGTTTTCAGAAATTTTAATTCGATGAATAATTGCTTCCGCATCATCTAATGAGGTAGCTGTGTACGGAACAATTAAATCATCTGCTGGAACAAACTTAGATACTGCTCGTTCCAATAAATCATCATAATAAACTTTTTTAAATGAAGAACCTGCAAGAGGTAAATAGAATAACATTTGATCAAACTCTGGTTCGTATTCTTTCATCTGATCCATCAACTGATAGTTCATGAAATCTTTTACACGATTTGCTTGTTGAGTTTTTTCTGGAGTTTGAACTCCAATGATTTGAGTTCTTACTGGTCCAGTGGCTGGGAGTAACTCTTTATAAGCCAACGCCTGAAACTGAGTAACTGCTTCAGCAAGTACCGGATGAGTGGCACCCGAAGCACCGGCGAACGGTTCCGTCCTGTTTTCATATTTAAATCCCAATAGTTCTAATCCTTGAGTATAAGATTTTTCCCAATCTTTTCTAGAACTTTTATAGTCTTGATAATTTTGATATAGTGTTGAAGATAAATAACCTAACTCTCTTTCATCTACAAAATCAGCTAAGTTAGCATTAAAGTCTGTTGCTTGTGATTGTATTAATGATTCTGGATCAAAGTTAACATCAACCGACCCGTCTTCCATTTCAGTAATTTGAGTTTCACCGGGTTCTACCTTTTCAATTTCTTCAATCATTTCAACTGCGATATCGTCAGTTGTTTCTTCAGGTTGAACTTTTATGTTTGGTAAAGCTTTGTCTATCTCTGCCATTATTTTTTTCTCCAGATTGTTTGACTGTTTTAACAGTATTATACGAAATATTCAAGCCCTGTGAACTAGGGCCTCTTTTAGGTGGTGGGCCACTCTTTTTACCTTTAGAATACATTATTTAATTCCTAGTTTCTTTTTAAAATCTGGAGATAATCTATTTACATCATAACCCATATCTTCCAGTTCTTTTATAGAAACATTTTCAAAACCAATGGTATCTTCAATCAAATCATCAATGCCTTCTATACCTTCATCAATGTCTTTCATCTTACCATCAAAATCTGATCTAACTGTATATTCATCATATTGATCAGGAACGCTTCCGGTTGTTTCATCTATTTTACCTTTAGTCAAAGTTAGTTCTTGTTCTTTGTATCCAGGAAAATCAGGATCTCCTTTTATAACTTTAAGTCTTGTATCCCCTGTATTTAAATCTTCTATTAATTCATAATCTGCATCGGATGTTCTATAATTATAAACTTGTTCTTTTTCCTGAGTTGCAAATCTCTTACTTACATCATCTCCGTACTGTTTTATTTTTTCTACCATTTTAAAAAAATAAGGTGGTATACCTTTTACTGCTTCTACTGCAGCTGGAGCTGCTTTAGTTAAAGGTTTAGCTAAATTAAAATATTTACCAATTACAGGAACTGCTGCAAGTGCACCCATAATTTTCATAAACTTTCTTTTACTTGGATCAGGTGGAGTTCCATCTGCAAAACCTACACGGCCACCACTAGCTAAAAATTGTTGCGGTATTTCTTGTGGTTGAAATCTTTCGCCTAACATTAAATCTTTTAAACTTTCAAAACTGCTAGCTCTTCCTTCAGCTCTTTCAGCTTCTTCTTGTTGTCTTTCAAGTTCAACTCTTTTTAAACCTTCTTCATATTCTTTTAATGCTTCTTCTAAAGACATTTTAGATTCTACTCTTGGAGTTTGAAAATCAGTATCTAAACCAGAAAAGTCTTGTGCAATTTGTTCATCCATCTCAGCTTGTTTAACTACAGATCTTGCTTCTCTTTCTTCAGGAGACAATGCAAAGATATCTTTCATAGCACCAATTCCATCTGTACCAATTAAATTTCTCTCTAGAGTTTCTAAAACTGTTTTACCAGATTTAAAATCATTATACATTCCTGAAATAATTAAAGGTGTTGCAACAATTCCTAAACCCTTCAATGCTGCAGTGAAATATCTTTTTGATTTAATGTCGTCTGGAAGTTTTTTTAAACTATCTTTAATTTCTTCTAACCCTGGAATTAAAACTCCTTTTAATTTATTAAATCTGTCAAACATTTCTCTTTTCATAGCAGACTCGGGTCTTTTAATTTTATCAGCTGTAGTTATTCCTTGTAATTTAACAGCCTCTGCATCTATTTTTTGTTTACCTAAATTTATAATTTGATCAGCTTGTTCTTTTGTAATTTTAGCTAAATCTAATTCGCCCAATGCCTCACCATATGCCATTCCTTTTTTAGGATTGAAACCTGTGTCTTTTAATTTTGTTATGTTTCCATCTTGATCAATATCTAATAATTCAAAGTTAACCAAACCTTGAGCTGGGGTTCCTTTTAACTGACCTCTTAGTCCCTTCATAGTATCATTGAATTCTTCTATAATTTTTTGTTTATCTGCAATTGAACGATTAGGGTTGTTTAATTTAGACATTGCAATTTTAAGAGCATTATTTCTAATTCTTTCTGTTTTTTCTACAGGGGCAGATACGTTTACATCTGCCGGTATTAATCCAAATCTACTTAAAGTTTGAGTGGTAAATTTTGGTTGTCCGTGTTGTATTTGAATTTCTTTAGATAAAGTTCCAGGAAATTTTTTTGTTTTATATTCCTGTAAAGCTTTGTAAACCCCATAAGGATCTTGTTTTTTATATAAAGCTTCTTTAAACTGTCTTATTTTTCTTTTATCTGCATCAGTTTGAAAAGGTGTAATATTTTTACTATAATTATCACTGTCTATAATTTCAGCTACTTGACTTTTAAGATTGTTTAAATTTTCTTCTGTAGCTGGAACAAATATATTTTTAAGTCCTAATTTTTTATCAAATATTATTCTAAATGATTTACTACCTGCTTTTGTTGTTTCAATAGAAGTTGAAATACCTTTTATTTTTAAATCCTTAAATTCTTTTACTAATTTATCACTAACCTTTGTAATACCGGTTGGTTTTTTACCACCAAGTTTTGCTGCTTCTAATTTAGAAGCTACTGTAAAATCTTCACCTTCTTTTAAATATTTTTTAATACTTGCTGTTGATGCTTTTGCACCATCTGCAATTTCCATTATAGTAGGTTGTCTATTGTTATTTTTTACAAAATTTTCAACAAACTCAACTAACTTTATTTTAGTACCTTCTCCAAAATTTTCTCGAGCAACACTTTCTCCACCCACTGCAAACGTGTCTCTAGCTCCTAGCTGCACGTCGCTAGGGTCTGGCAGCGAGGAATCGTAGATTACAAATTTACCGTCCAAATATTTCTTAGGACGCATAGCTAGTTTATATTTACCTATGTCCATTTAAAATCCTGATAAATAACTTAAGCCGCCTCCAGCTTGTTTAGTTCTATCTGTTGCTTTTTTAAATATAGCTAAAATTTCATCAGGTGATTTACCTCTTCTCATTAATTCAAAAGCTTGTTCAATTGTTGAAATTACTTCTGCTTTTTTTTGTAAGTCTGTTTCCTCTACTATCGAAGTTAATAAATTTTCATCAATACCTGGATATTTCATTTTCAATTCAAAACGTTCTGCAGCTTTAGGTGTTAATTTTGCCATTTCATCTAATTCTTTTTTTATCTCTGGAGTTACACCATAAGCTTCATCAACATCATTTAAAGTTTTATCTACAGTTTCTTTTACAGGGGACGGTTTAGGTTTATTTTTTAATCCTGCTAGAAGAGGTTTTTTTAATTCGTCATATGCCATACCGTAAGCATCTAAAACATCGTATTGGTCAATTGTATCTCTATCAATATTTAAATCTTCTAACATATTATCAACAGCCATGTCGGCATCTAATTTTGGATCACCAGATGGTATTAGGTCATCCACTGCTTTTTTAATTTCTGTTTTTAAATTTTTTCCTAATTTTTGTAAAATTTGAATTAATTTTAATCCAGAGCCGTAAGCGTAATTAACTCTATGACCATAAGGATATGGAACATTCATTTCTAATTGATCAAAAATTTCAGGAGAACCTTTTTGAAAACCTACTCTGCCGCCGTTAGAATAATAAGCAGTTGCTGCTAAAGGAGATAAAGGTTGTTGTTTTACTAACATTCCTGGATCTTGTCTTCCTCGATAAGGTGCTTGTCCAATAGATTCTAGATATTTACGAAAAGCATTTGCTTCTGCACTACCTGAAAAATCATGACTATATCCACCCGGGAGTGTAACTGGAACCATAGCTGCTGTTCCAAAACCAGGAGGATTATTTTTTTTATATTCTTCGAAGCCCGACAATAATTGATCTTTGGGTAAAGGGTCATTGTATCTTGGCATAACTGTTAATGCGCCAATACTAGAAGGTGTACCTGGTGGTCTTGTCATGTCGATTCGATCTATTTCTTCTGGTATTAATGGAACTTGTCGTCTTGTTCCATCTGGATCATAAACATATTGATTACCTTCATTAGGCATTACTGCTGTATAAGGTTGTCCTAATTGTTTAAATGGATCTCCTCCAAACTGTGTTTGGTACTCTTGTAATGATTTAGTAGGATTTCCTCCTGTTTTAATAACATCTTGAGCATATGCATTCCAATATTCTGGCTTAACATCTTGTTGCATCATTCTCATTCGAATTTGATGTACCAAAGCATCCCCTGTTAATTGTTCTGGCTGTGCTCCTGGTCGTTGTTTTTTAGCTTCTGCTATTTTGTCTGGTCCTATTCCTTGATCTAATGGACCTCCTGATCCAAATCCTCCAACAAGTCCTGGACCTAAAGGTCCTTGTTCAGGAATCATCGCTCCTCCTGGTCGTAGTAAATTAACTCCTCCTAATCCATAACCTGGTGATCTATTTGGAGCCGGACTTGTTGCAGGTACTTTAGGAAAACCTCCTGGTGGCACAAACAGTCCTTTAATAGGAGAGAGCATACCTGGTTTACCCATTCGATCTTGTATTTGATTTCCTCCTGGTCCCATTACTGTATCCGGTGTAATCGTGATTGCACTT